GTATTCTCTCATTGAACTACACAGGCATATAAAATTGGTGCGCAGTGACGGACTCGAACCGTCATTATTCCACTTTGTAGGAGTGGTACCATTACCAATTAGGAGAACCGCGCATTGTGACCCGACTCATCTCACGGGCCTAGTGTTTCTTTCATGCACACTTAACAAATTGTTTTAGTTGTAATACCACAAATCCGTCTTCTTATCAACGGGAAGTATAACTTCTCCGTCTTCATCTGGACGTTGCATCGCATTCTTGATTTTTGGTCTAGTTACTGGTCTAATTTTTTTCAATTGACCGTCTTTATTTTTCTTGGATGGCTTGTACCATTTCTTTTTGTCGGCGGTGGCTTTCCACTCGGCTCCGGACAACGGAGAACCACTCGCTTCAATATAATAATCTTTCCGTTTTGTATTGCTCATAAGATTTTAGTTTATGTTTTAGATGGTCAGCGCGGGGGGATTTGAACCCCCGATAAAAGCTCCCGAAGCTATTGTGTTACCAAGCTACACTACGCACTGATACTAGATTCCGTTTTTGACTGCCGTGCTATCGTTACACTATACGCCAATTTAGGTAGGCGCAGCCGGAATTAAACCGACTCGTGCAGTTTGGATTTTTATGCTGCTGTTGGAATCTAAAATGGCTCCCGCTTAACGCCTCGAACGTTATATCAACTGTTTAACAGACAGTCGGCTCACCAGTTTGCCTCAACGGGAATAAAATTAATTCGTCGTGGATTTCGTTGTGACAATTGGAGCATACCAATTCACATTTATCTACTTCTTGTATCAGTCGCTCATACGATCTTGAAGTTCCACTAATTTGAAAGTCTTTTTTGCTTGGGTCTCTGTGATGAAATTGTAGCGCACGAGCACATTTGTTATATCCGCAACATACACACTTCCCGCCTTTATACTCAATCAGTCGTAACTTCGTTCTTACCCTCCAAGCCATTACATTTGCGACGAGTTGTTTTTTTCTTACATTAGATACTTTTTGTTGATTAACTTTCATAGTTAATAACTATAAGTCACTCCAACAAAACGTGCTATATATTTCATTAAATTGGAGGGAAGGGTGGGATTCGAACCCACGCGCTTTCGGTTAACAACCGATTGCTCTGTCCACTGAGCTACCGACCCAAATTGCTTCGCCCGCTCCAAGGCCCAGACATTCTTGGAATTAAACAGCTTTCATGGTTTGATTACCGTGAAACAGGGTCATGGTGCTCTCGATAGGACTCGAACCTACATGTGCGTTTAAGCGATGGTTTAGGAAACCACTGACCGTCCAATTGGACCACGAGAGCGTAAATGGCAGAGCCGGAAGGTAACGCTCCCTCGTCCAGAGTTTTGGAGACTCTGTTGATGACTTCATCACGGCTCTATAAATTAATCCATTGACTTCCGACTCGAACGGACTCGTCGGCTTTTGGACCGGCTCGGTACGAGTATCTTTCCGTGGCCTTTGGAAGCTTAACTCGTGTTAGTCTTGTTACAGACAACATCATCCAAGATGCTTAATCAATGAAATGGGGCGCTAGACGGGAATCGAACCCGCTCACCAAGTTCCACAAACTTGTGTGCTAGACCGTTACACCACAAGCGCCATAAATTATTTTTGTTTGAAGTATAGAAACGACCGCTTCAACGCAACAACAAACTCTTTGTATCCATCAACCATTTTTTTATACTGTTCGTCTGTTAATGAGTAACTTTTCCTGAGTCGCTCCGAGTTTTCTCCAAAGTTTACATAGTTGGTAATTTTAGCATTACCCTTGTTGTAAAACTCGGCTTTAAATTTATCAAAGTCCAGTTGATTATCATTCGGAAACTTTTTTAAGTATTGATACGCATGTTGCTTCGCGTGCGCTTTTAATTCGCCGGGATGTAGCTGGTAGTCCATCCACTTCACTAAAATGTTTTGCTCATTTTCGTCTTCGCCGGTACCGCTATCAACTGCGTGTTGAACCTCATGTTGTAAAGATATTTTATATGTGTCAAAATCCGTCAACATTTTTTCTACGTTGATGACCAATTCAACTTTTATACCTTGGTAAGAATTAAATTCGGCATTAGAGTTTCCAAAGACTGAGAACACAATTTCTATTTTCTTTCTTATTTTTGGCAATACCTTTATTAACTCGTCCGGTAATTCTACTTCAAGAGACTTCAACCCCTTCTTAATTTTTACACGTCTGTCCGCTGGAAAGTTGCTGGGCGGGTTATACTGTTCCCGAAACCATTGCATGAAATTTTGTTTAGTTATTTTAGAATGAAGCGCCTCGCCCGTAACATCCTTCAACACGTCTCTAAACACAACGTATAAATATTTTAAACCTTTGTTCTGCTCTGGCGTTAAGTCCTGCTCGTTCATTATCTGTTCCACGATAGTCTTTAATTTCATATGTATAATAAATATATATCGATACTTATATTAACACATGCAATTCACAACAAATAGAATCTATCCCATCGCCGCATCTTTCAGAAAAGCCGATGGGTTTACATCCGGCTCATTAAGCTTTAGTTTTATAACCGGCGACGTTGTTAATTTCAATTGTTTTATGGGCGACGTGGTGTATGTTGATAAACCGGGAGTGTTAACTGCGACTAGCCCAGTATACGACATGGGACCATTTTATTATACAATAATCGGGCAGAACGAAGCAACCAATACTAATATCGCTATAACTTTAAATTTTGACCGAGACATTTGCGCATCTTACGTCGGAACTTTAGGTGAAAAGGTGTGGTTCCGCGCTAAACCATAAAATTGGTACAGGTGGTGAGATTTGAACTCACAGTCTTCTGGTCCCAAACCAGACGCGATGACCAAGTTACGCTACACCTGTATATGCTAGTAATAAATATAACACTGGCTAAATTTTCGACGTGATTGGTATGCGTCGGACCACCAAGGGGCTACCCTCATTTGAGCAGGAACACTCACCCAGAGTTGCGCATTATTAAGAGGCGCTGAGTGACAATTATCAATTTTATAAATAAACCTTTCCGTTATCTGTTTACCGGGCTTTTTTACTTATAAAACTAAATTAATTCAATGCACCCAAGCAGACGAACGATGCACCGTTACAGAACGCTGAATTATCTTTGGGCTATACTGTTTTTTGCATTGAAATGGTGGGAAACCTCGGATTCGAACCGAGAACCTTCGCTGTGTAAGAGCGTTGCGCTAACCGTTGCGCCAGTCTCCCGTAAAAATATCGAAGAAGGGTGGATTTGAGCCGCCGACCTCACGGACGTTGAAACACCGGCGCTCTTTCTCTGAACTACTTCTTCGAAAATGGTGGACCATGCCGGGATTGAACCGGCCACCTCATGCTTGCAAAGCACGCGCTCTACCAAATGAGCTAATGGCCCATACTAGATGCTTTTTTACTTTGCGGCTGTGATAACGGACATATTGAGTGTTTTCCGCATGGCACCGTAAGCTTGATCCATTGCTGGATTTCTACCTACGACATATTATTCATATGTTCGCTCCTATCGATTACTCGACGGTTGCTACCTTAGAACCGTTATTTAGTATAACTTTGCTGTTAGCATCTAAACCGATAGTTTTGCGTGTTACATCGTCTCAACACGGATAACCCGCACCACTATCAAAATTGTTCAACATATTATAACATTCTTCCTATATTTATAATCATGCTATTACTGGAAATTGTACGACAACTGTTGGTGGAAAGAATGTCATTTACTGATTTATTCAAGTCTTCTACTCCCGCAAGAAAAGACCGAGCTAAGGGAATGAAAAGTCAGTCGCTGCCAGTTATGGCAAGTCGCGGCCCGAAGCATTGGAATTTTAGATTTACGAGTGCACCCAACAATAACACCACAGGTAAAAGTTGGAAAGGTAGAATCGGATTTCCCAAGTCTACCGGTGTCGCCCGACCAGATAGACTTATGTGCGAAGTTGACTGTGAATGCCCGGATTATAAATACCGTTGGGCTTGGGCCAACAATCGTAAAGATGCTGGTCCGATTGGGTTTGGTAGTTTTAACAAATGTATTGATCAAGCGCCAAGAGAAACTAACCCGACGAATCGCCCCGGTTTATGCAAACACTTGCTTGCTCTGAAAGACGGGCTACGCCAGAAATTAAAAGAAAGTCAGCAACCAACACTCGAAGCCAAGCTAGCTGAGATTGTGGATAAAAATCCTCAGTTCACGGTAACGTACGAGGAATGAGATATGATTAAATTAAAAGATTTACTTAACGAGATTCAGTCGAAACCATTGACTGTGTATCATGGAACAGGTTCGAAATTTAAAAAGTTTGACTTGAAAAAAACTACTCAAGGTATTATATGGTTTACGTCTGATAAAAACAAAATATTGTCAAACGACGCGGGTGCACAAGGTAAAGGTTACTTAATTACTGCCGAAGTCGCCATCAATAATCCTGCTGGGTGGGATGAATACGACAAGCTTGGACTTGGTCAGATTAAAGGTAATGGATTTGATGGAGTAATCCTAAAAGACGCTGATGGCCAATTTGACTGTTTTGTATTTTCTCCACGGCAAATAAAAATAATAAAATCGGAAAAAATACCAGATCATCAATTGAGCGAAGAAGATTATAAAGGTCAACATCTTGCGCCGGATAAAGATGGCGGAGCGCCATTGTACGATTTAACAAAGATTTATCCAGACGATGTTTATTCATCGAAGGCCGAACAATATTATGGGGATCGATCAACTGAATACAGTGATGCTGAGACCGTATCTATAATACAAAACGCAAGAGGACCCCTAAACAAAAACAAGCAAATCAAAATATATAGGGCAGTGCCAAACATCAATAAAGAGACGGAGAATAAAATTAAAGATATATCAACCGTTGCTGGTTACATCATGAAATTTGGATTTTTACCAGTAGGCAGTAAATATTCCGATTTATATCCCGAGTTAAAATATAACAAAGACGCTTTGCTTGAAAAATTGTTTGCCGAGATGGACATGCTCAGATCGAAGAAATTGGAAGGTTTAAAAATCAATCCCGGTGATTGGGTGACAATAAATAAAAGATACGCTATTAGTCACGGCAGAAATACTCTTATGGGAGATTATAAAATCTTAACAAAGACTGTTCCGGCCAAACATCTGTTTACTACCGGGGACAGTTTGCACGAATTTGGATATGATCCAAGTTAAATTGGTGGAAAGGATGGGAATCGAACCCACAACACGGACATTGCAAATGTCTGTCGCTATCCTTAGTACATGCCTCCCCAAAATTTTTGTCTGAAAAAACGCTGCTGTGTAGCTATACTGAGATTAGTTGTCCACGTCCCAATGTGCATAGTCAAATCTACCAGCATACCCTAGCACCGGACAATTAGAGGTGCATGTTCATAACAGACAAATTGAATACGGTGTTCTACCATGTTGAACTACCCCAAAATACTCGAACGCGCTCTGGGGAGAGACCTCGAACCTCCATTTCCGTATCTTAAAGTGGTGGGCAAAGTGGGATTCGAACCCACGACCTGCGCGTTATCAACACGCTGCTCTAACCAATTGAGCTACATGCCCGGAAATACAAGACGGAGAGATAAGGGATTTAGGCTCCCTTTTTAAGTAGCCTGCCTTTCGGCGTTACTTCAATGTAGTTATATTTTTTGTTTGCTGTGTCCGTCTTAAATGGTAGTCGTAGAAGGATTTGCACCTCCACCGCACGGTAATCAGCCATGCGTGCTATCTGTTACACTATACGACCATAAAATTTTTGTACAAACCGGTGTTTTCTTCCTTACTTCGTGTCCACGGTACGTTTTCGTGTTATGCTGCCCAAATATCGTCTGAGTGCATTATACCCTTTTCAGTTTACAACAGTAGACGTACTCTACTTGATTTGTACAAAATGGTGGTCACCGTGGGACTCGAACCCACCTGATCTGCAATGTCGATGCAGTGCCTTAACCCCGAAGACTAGACGACCATGAAATTATTTGCCTCTTGGAGCAGCATCGCCGGAATGAAGGCTTTTACCTTTACCATCCCCAAATATTTGCTCATACGCCTCAACCCTAGTTAAAAATTTGCTGGTTTTCGTATCAAAGAACCCATCTTCTATTTCATTTCCTCCATCATACGAATCCAAATCATCAACTGTAAAATTATAGTTTGGGTATTTGTCATTCAATTTTTCGACCGCGTGAAAATGTGTTTTTCCCGTAAATATTTCTCCGTCTGGCATTGCGATTGCAGCCAACAGTCCGTACTTAGATGCTGCACCTTCCAATATCAGACTCTTTAGTTTCATGTATTATAAATATAATTGAACTGTTATAATAAAAGGAGAGTATAGGAGATTTATCAGCTTAACTAGTATATTTTTGCTTTAGTCCCGTCAACTCTATAGTGGCTGGGATACATGGATTTGAACCATGAATAGACGAGTCAAAGTCGTCTGTGTTACCATTACACCATATCCCAATATCTATACTAAATGGTGGACCGTGGTGGAATCGAACCATAGACTTATTCTCGGTAATTATTCTGAATAACTTGTCTATTTTTACCGTCTGCGATGACTACAACCGGTTTCGTCATCGACGCATTACTTATGCTAATGGCCCATAATGGTGGATCGTCCCGGTACTGCCCCGAGTTCTCAAGGTTAAGAGCCTAGAGCATCACTTTATATGCTTACAATCCATAAATTGGTGGTGTGGAAGGGACTCGAACCCCCGGTGGTTTTTACACGACAGCTTAAAAGGCTGCACTATTCGCCGCTATAGGAACCACACCATAAAATATTTGATAGACCAAGAAGAATCGAACTTCTGCCTCATATAACCCATCTCCGGAATTACGCCTGAGTCGAACAGGTCTGGATTCGGCGTTGCCGTGCGTGCTACCACTACACTATAGTATACCAAAATTGAATTTGACGAATAAGCCTCTATTCGTGACTTATCTCCGGGTCATACGGACTTTTACCGTCTCCACATAGGAGCACTCATGCTGCGGATTTTTATCGTCAAAAATGTTATTATAATCACTGCATTATATTTATAATTACTATATGTACATCAAACTGCTACCTTTATTACTGGAAAGTCGTATTTCCGACTTCAAAGATAAATATGCTAATCTTCCCGTCTGGATGCAGCACTTACTTATAGATGGTGACTTTACCCCCAACAAGAAGTATCTAGATTGGCTTGGAAAGATCGTCACCGCTGCCGACAAAATTGAGAGTGAGGCATTTGCCAATGATTTATTGGAAAGAATCGAAGTCCATTTCAATAAGTTATCGAACATTGACATCAATAAATTCAAAACGTATGAAGAATTTGTCAAAGCCACTGATGACGCTAGCAAGAACCTTAGCAAAAGAGAAAGATTGGCCGCAGACACCGAACTGATCTACGAAGATGACAGATTTTTAATTGTCGGTCCGCGCTCACAAGATGCAGTTGGAAATTTTGCAGCCGGAAAAACCAACTGGTGTATTTCAAGCAGCGAAGATTATTGGCAGGATTACTACTCTGAAAACACCGTAATTCTTATACATGACCGAGAATCTGAAAAACCAATGGCTCGATTGGCGTTGCTCTCTCCGTCCGGGGCGAACAGTCGTGATTGGGCATTGTATAATTCTCAGGACCATACCATGTCTAGACCGGGGGAATATTTATCAGAAATATTGCCGGAAGAAGCAATGGAAAAATTAACGGAATACCTTGATGACGATGAAAGCAATATTTCAGACAGACAGCAAGAAGTGGAAGAAAAGAAAAACGAAGAGTGGGTAAAAGATAATGGCGACGAGTTTGTTCCTAAACTGTCTACGCTAATAGCAGAACATTATAACATCCTAGACGACGGTCGTATAGAGGACGACCTAGAAGAATATCTAGGAACCGAAGATTACGATGCGCTGGGGAAAGACTTAGCGTGGTGGTGCATCTCTTATCATGGAAGAGACAATGGTATATTCCTCTCTGAAGATTTGACCAAGTTCTTGAAAAGTTACGAAGGAGATTATCTCGACCAAATCACCAACGCTATAACACACGTTGTGAATATTAAAACTTACGGCAAACCAATGTCAAATATTGTTCGCGGTGTATTGGACGATTCTAGTTACGAAAACTTGGTGAGATTATCCGATTTCAATCTAGAAAGTGTGTTAGGGAATGCGATGAAAAAATATCAAGCATATCGAAATTCTTCAAATCAAACATACATGTTCGCCGACCCACAGACCCAAGAAAAATTTATTCCAAAAGATATTAACGATATAGTTGAAATGTTAACTTTTGGTGGCGCGGAGGAAGTTGCTAATTATATCAGATTGCGCAGTAAGCAAAAAATCCGCGAGCACAGAATCAAGTTGAAAAACTTAATTCGTAAATGGAAAACATAAAATGGTGGCGATAGTCGGGAGTCGAACCGACCTTTGAATATTGAGAATATCCTGTCCTTTCCAAACATAGACGATATCGCCATTTAAATATTTTTGAAGAGTGTGCTATTACGCCAAAAGAGCTAACACCGTTTCGCGGCCAAATATATAACAACTATATTTGCGCTTACATTTTCGGCACCGAGCTACAGTCAATTCCGTAGTTCTTACCGGTTCACGTCTGAATTGCCTCCACGCGAACCATTATAGTTGGTAATGGGAAATGCAGAATTCAAGAATTCAAGAATTCATCGCTGCACTTTTACTAGCTTGGAGTACGGACTCTACTCATTATAGGATTGCTGCCTCTAGGCCAACCTCCTCAACAAAAAGTTAAAAAACGTACTTGTGTTCTATTGTATCTTCGCAGACACCCACTAATACATCTTCGGTCAGTTTTTTCGGACGTATACATACAAAGAAATACCGTTTGCAAAAATTATTTATCGTTTCAGGTCGCTCAATTACTTCATTTCATTGTAGGAATCGAACCTACGCCAAGGAACTTAACCCTGCACTTCCACCGCGCTCACTACTCTTTTTCACTGCCCTCAATGACGATAAATTGGTAGCCCCACCGGGTCACGATCCCGGCTCTTCTGCTTGAAAGGCAGACGAACTCGCCATTATTCTATAGGGCCAATTGTGCAGCGTTCTACCTGACTAAACTACCCCCGTTTTACTGGTGGAGAGGATTTGAGCCTCTGTTTCTGCATTCAAAAAACAAGACGCATTTTTAGTTCATGTATAGGATGAATTTTTTTAGGATTGCTGTATGCGTCTTAAATGGTGCTCTCGATAGGATTTGAACCTACATTTTAATTTCCGTTACATGCCCAGACGTTCGAAGCGTCCGCTGATACGAGAGCGTAAAGTGGTGCAGTACGGGGGATTCGAACCCCCACCCTCACGCTTCGCAAGCGTTTGCTCGTCCATTGAGCTTCTACTGCATTAAAATGGCGGGAGTAGCGAGACTCGAACTCGCTTAACTAGCGTGACAAGCTAATGTAATACCCATATACCATACCCCCATAAAGTTTCACACAGCCATTATTGACATTGATATAAATCAAGAGGACTACTGTGTATGTTTTAAATGGTCCGGATGACAGGACTCGAACCTGCATAATCTCGCTTCCAAGGCGAGTCGCCAACCTTTGACACCACATCCGGATATAAATTGAAATTGGTAGCAGAGGTAAGAATCGAACTTACCATACCTTTCGGCTGCGTTATGAGCGCAGTTAGCGTCCCGTGGCTTGTCTCTGCTATAAAATGGTGGTGCCTGCGGGAGTCGAACCCGCAACCTACAGATTAAAAGTCTGCTGCTCTGCCGATTGAGCTAAAACACCATAAATTTTTTAATGAGAGTGTGAGTTCCACTCTGTTATGATACTTTCGTATCGACACATACCGGTTGTTTCCAACGGCTATATTACATCGTTCTTGCGGAACTTTGTTCTACGATTTCGGTATGCCGCTTGCATGCTTTCTCAGCTACATTAAATTGGCTGTATCGGCTGGTGACGCACCAGCATTTGAGTTTCCTCATTGGTGGATTAACAGTCCACTACGGCAAGCTAACTATCCGTGTCGATACAATATAAAATTGGCTGAGTCACGTGGAATCGAACCACGACCATCTGTTTCAGAGACAGAGGCACTACCACTATGCAATAACTCAATATAAAATGGTGGCCGAGGTGGGACTCGAACCCACAGAATCTACGTTTTGAGTGTAGCACGTTTATCCAGTTACGTCACACGGCCAAAATACTGACGCGTTTATCGTAGGCGTCTCACGTCCGTCTAACGGAAGGTCACGGTGGACCTAAATGGTGTGGCCTGCTGGACTCGAACCAGCTTCTCGTCGTCTTCAGCGACACGTGAGCACCCGCTTCACCAAAGCCACATAATCACGATTGCTTTTCCAACCGCGTATTTCGTTATAATTTTTACCACAAAGCAACGTTGTAACGAAAAACTCGTCGCTTATCAAAATTGAAAGTCGCGCCAAGAAAAGTGGCTGTTGGTTATTAACCAACCGTTTCATTGAATTTATGCAACTCATTGTTTCGACCTAAAATGGTAGCCAAGGTGGGACTCGAACCCACAGAATTTAGTTTCTAAAACTAACACGTTTATCCAGTTACGTCACATGGCCATAAAATTATTTGTTATGGATGGATTCGAACCATCGGCATCTGCTTATAGAGAACTTTTTCGGTGTCTTATACCATCATATCTCGTCAGTGATCTTCCTCTGAACTACACAACAAAATGGTGCGCGGTGGGGGAATCGAACCCCCGTATCAACATTGGCAATGTCGTATTCTACCACTAAACTAACCACGCATATAAAAACTGAGAATCATAATGGGACTCGAACCCACAATCATCAAACTCTATTCAAGTTTATATGTTTGACCGCCAGTTTTCGCCGTGCTCTTGATTTGGCTACTGACTCGCGCCTTTACCATTTGGTATATGATTCAAATTGGAGTCCGTAACTGGAGTCGAACCAGCATAAATGTCTTTTGCAGAGACCGCCCTGACCTTTCGGGCACACACGGACATATAATTTTATCTAGTAAATTGTTATAGGCGAATTCCACTAACGCAATAATTGGAATGTCTTCGCTGAATTATAATTCAGAATATTGCGACCTACAAATTGGAGCCGATGGTGGGACTCGAACCCACGTAGGGATTACTCCCGCCGCTTTACAAAAGCGGTGCTGTTGCCACTGAGCCACATCGGCATAAATTAAATTGGCTGGGATATATGGAATCGAACCATAACCTCTTGTTTCAAAGACAAGGGCACTACCACTATGCAATATCCCAATAAAAAAGACGGAGTTTAAGCTTCGTCTTTTGTTTTAAATTGTTTGTGTGTTATTTAGCGTCCATCTCGTCGTCGACCTCAAGCATCGCCGATTTTGCAAAGACGTTTTTTACCACGCCAGTAAATATTTTATTTACATACTTTCGAGAATTGTTTGGTACCGGAACTTTATCCGCTTCTTCCAACTCCGGTGCTAAATGTCTGGCCAGTGGGTCACGGTTGACTTTTCCTTTAGATTTATTTAAGCCCGGTGCAGGAGATGATGCTGCCGGTGCTGCCGGTGCTGGTGCAGCCTTCTTGGCTGGCTTTTTTGCCGGTGCTGTAGGCGCTGCTGCCGGTTTCGCTTCTGGTTCGGTGGGTGCTGCTGACTTCTTCGCCTTAATCGCCTCAATTTTATTACCAAGTTCAGCCGCTTCTGCTTCAATATATGCCGCACGTAGTAATTTTTTTAGTCCCGCCTCAAGCTTTTCTTTCAAATCTTGAACTATTTGTTCTGCGGATTGCTTTGCTGCCGCCTGTGTCGGAGCGGGCGAATTTTTTATATCGGCGCGTTTATCGTGCATCTTTGAAAATCTGTCGTAGTGTGAACCACCCGAATCTGGTCCCGTCGTTTTTCCACCGGCAAATTGTTTTTTGACGCCTTGCCATAGGTCAGAACCCCAACCTTCTTCCATTGCTACTTCTTGAACAGTTTCGGCTATCAAATTTTTGAGTTCTTGTTTATCCATAGGGTTTATAAATTGTTGTAATATATAAATAGCGAATAAACCTCAAAAAAATGCATTAAAATGGTGGCCCATGTCGGTATCGAACCAACCCAGCCCGAGGGCTTCGCATTTACAGTGCGAACCGCGTCCTTAGCGGTATAATGAGCCAAAAAATTTGGTGTACTCCGTACATAGTGGTTGCTATATATCTTCGGAATGGTTGGAACACCAAACCTAGTACAAATTGGAGCGGGGTGGGGGATTCGAACCCCCACATCAAGTTTGGAAAACTCGTATGCTAACCGTTAAACATCAACCCCGCGTTTTAAAATTACTCCTTAGCAGCATGCGATTTTATATAATTCAAGTTTAGTTGAATTGCAACGTCGTGCTTGGCAACGTCGGTTTCTAGTTTATTTAATCTAGAGTCTAGTTTTTCAAAAATCAATGCACTCTTTTCCCACTTAATAATCTCTGCCATTTCGTGCTTCTCAAAGCTACTAATTGTTGCTGCAATCGCCGCTGCATTTGATCGTTGATACTCAGCCGTGTTTCTTTGCTCGTCGGTTAAAGCGGTAATTGCCTTGGTAAGATGCGTGAATGCTTCTTTTTGATCGTTTGACAAGTTTACTATAATAGTCTTTTGCTCAGAATTTTGCGACTTCCAGTCGTCTCTCGAAATGTAGCGCCCGTCTAAAAAGAAGAATAGGGCCGCTACCAATATCGGCAATATAAACCACTTTAATAGATCCAGTTTCTGAGCATTGGTTTTTAGGAAAGATTCAACAGATGGCATAGGTTTATGTCGATTATTTATAAATATATTAGACATATTCTAATCTTACACATTCGCATCATTATATATGAAATAACGATCCCATTCCGAACCGCGTGGAGGTTGTGTATATATCGGAACAAGAAGAAAACAACTCAACATGCTATTACGCATATCTTATTGCTGCTTTCTTCAACTTTATAAAAGAACTCTAACGAACCCCGTACAAACCAGTGACTTTAGCACTCGTTCCGTCGGGGGGTTTGGACTTCTAACGTCCGTACATCCTTCGTTGTTTACTTTTTGCTTCGGTGCAAAAACTTGTTAAAAACCGCTAGACTAAAATTGATTTGTTACACTTAACTTTCTGTACCTTACTCTTTTTTTATCTTCCGTCAACTACTTTCTTAAAAAACTTTTTGTTACTTATTTACCGACTTTACTTTTCGAACTTGATTTGCTGACTTTATTCTTTTTTTAACTTCTGTCAAATACTTTCTTAAAAACTTACTAAATAAAAAACCCACCCCTTTTTCTTGGGTGGGCCTTCTAGGTTGGTAAATTTTTATTTTACTCCTATTATGCCGCACCCCTCGTATTATCGCCTTCGACGGCTCCGAGTGTAGGTTGCGTAATAAAGCAACGGCTCCACTTGGAGTTGTTTGTTAGCGATTTCTGTGAATACTGTTTCATTGAATTGTTAAGACTGCTCTTAATTAATAAATAGGACTATGCCCGCAAAAAAATCAAAAGTCAATAACTTTTTTCGAAAAATCTCACTTTTTTCGCAAACTTCGTCGTCAGGGACTTTTTATAACGATATTTATACCCAGCATGTTCACCTATAAGCAGTTTTTTTCAAGCCTTTTGACTGAGATGTACTATGGCAAGACTCACAAGGACACCGACTTGCCCGACAATCGCCCGTATGGCTTCATGGTATATCCCGATGGCACGTTTGGAATTGCCCATTCAATGATGAGTCACGATGATTTGGTCGGTGGCAGGAGCAACATGAACAAAATTGTGTTTTTGGGCGGTGTGAGACTGGCAATTGGAGCAGACAACTCCAACGAACACTACTTTGCCGAGTATATAAAGGCGCGGGCAAAGCCACAGGCACTCAGGACAGCAAAAGACTTAGCGTCTTGGTATGGACTACCATTGAAATTTGAAGAATATGACGCAAACCGATTTGGTTAAAAACTTAAATTATTACCTAACATGTTTACCTATAAGGAATTTTTTAACTATCTGTATGAAAATGACGCAGAGCACCAAAAAACTCTAAGTGATACCGGGTTTTGGGGGAAGCGCGGGGCTGGATGTATATTTTTAGCAGCAGACACAAAACGAATATGTTTACCACTGCGTTCGCGTAGTGTGGAACAACCAAATACATGGGGAGTGTGGGGAGGGGCACTTGATGGAGACGAAGACCCCGAAGAAGCAGTAAAACGAGAAGCTCAAGAAGAGACGGGGCATCGTGGTACAGTACAATTGATACCACTCCACGTGTTCTCTAAGGGAACGTTCAAGTATTATAATTTTTTGGCAATCGTTCCACACGAATTTTCTCCACAGCTAAATTGGGAAACGGCAGACTTTGTTTGGACAACTTTTGGAAAATGGCCTTCCCCTTTACATTTCGGTCTGGAATCGCTGATTAAAAATTCAGGAGATAAAATACAACAAGCGATTACAACGCTTTGATTTGCCAATAGGTGCGAACCTTCATGAGCAATTTACCAAGATTGTTCTCACCACCAATGTTTATGTCTACTCCCCAGAATTTATCTCGCCACCAGTTAGTTTCTTCTATGAAACGGTCGCCAGTATCCAAGAGTCTTTGTCGCAATTCCGGGTGTTTGTTGTACTTTTCGAGTGTTACCCATGTCATTACCTTTAATTTACGAGAATCCCACTCGTCCGGAGTTTTATCTAATGGCCGACACATTTTCCACACTTTCTTAGAATCGGCGGGAGTACAAGTGGTCAACATGCGGCGGTCAACCGGTACAACTTTAGACGCCTGATAAGCATTCTCTGTGCTAGGATAAATCAAACCCTCGTATTCAATGGCGCACACGTGGAAATTACTCAGAAATCTAAAGTTTCCAAAAAATCCCTTGACGTTTTTATCGTCGTGGACCGCGATCTTTTTCCATTGCAGTTCGTTCATAAATTTAAAAAGAATCGTTCGCCTCGATTTCAAACAGCTTTTCGACACACTCTTTAAGCCAGAGTTTTGCTTGGGCGTGCTCTTTGACATGAACCGTCTCACCAAACAATTTTTCACAAGTCTCTGGTGAATGTATGTTATATTTTTGTTCCAACAATTTCATTATGTCCGAAAAAGCTGCGTTGGCTTGCATTTTTGCAAACATATAATTTGGTCCTTGGCATGCCATGTTTATTCAATGGTTAAATTTTTAAAATCTCTGGCTCTATAGAATTTTTCTCCGATCTTAATACAGGCAGTTTCAAACGATGAAGCGGAGACTAATACATGCTCATAAGCTTCTTCGTAACCTTGGCAGTATGCGTCGTAATAAAAAGCCACCAAGTATTGTTTATTTTTCATTTGATCAATTCTGATCGGCGCTCATGTTATTCTTTATACTTCTCAAGATAACGATTACTGATCGTCTTGAAGCTCATACGACCTTTGAGAGTATCGCTGTAAGTTTCTTCTAGTGGACGCCAGACAATACCTTCGGCGGGAGTACCATTGTCGTAATTTAGACCGTTAGCGATGCCAAGCAAATGATTTACATCTCGTGGCCCAACCACACCACCAAAATCAAGCCGATATACGTTCTTAACCACTTTCAATCCGTGCTTTTCTCCAAACGCAACAAGCTCGTTGTATCCGGCATACTTTCCTGTGTCAATGTCGTACAGGTTGAAGAGATAAAGGTCGATTTCTGATAGCCCAAGTCGGTTCGCTTGAATTCCCGGTCCAACCATTTCACCTTGAACACAGATATTCTTTCCCTCGCTACGAAGGATTTCTTCTAGTTTTAACTTGCGCGCCAGTTTCCAATGCGCATTGTCTTCGGTTTCTTTTAAATTGAGATTGCGCGAACACACCCCGAACTCACCGTCGCGAAGATATGAAGTAAAACTCGTACCATCCATTTTCAAAGTACCAACCAACAGCAATCGTTTATCAATTGCTTCCTGTAAAACCTCTGGTACCGACTGTAAACGAGTCTCGTCTGTCTTGTGTAAGAACGACGGAAAGTTTCCTCTCGATATTCCAGCTAAATGCGCAGGAATGTAAGGTTCGTACTTTTCAATGCCCAAAAACCCAGTACAGTCACACCCGACTTCATAGTTCATGCCCTGTAAGAATGCAATCAGGCTCGTATCAAATAAGCTAACGGGCAACATTAAACCCTGACTTAATTGACCACGCAGACGGATTGTCTTAACGCGGAGTTTCTTTCCCGGTTCTTTACGTAAATGGTCATTCCAACTTGCAATCGGTAAAACCGAGTCAATTTCAAAAAAAATACCACTGTCCCCGACTTTGAACTCGTTGACTTTTACAACACACTCCCAGCCCAAAACCTTGGCACAGAGAATGGCATCGGCCCCCGGAATTGGTTTGAGGTCCGCGATAACTTGAATAGATGCGAGTTTGCGTTCTGCCATAATGCAGACAGAATGCACAAATTTATTCAACTGTCAACTACTTTTTGTAATTACCTATTGTAAGGAATCTTGTCGAAGTCCAGATTGTACTTATCGCACAAAGCTTTGCACTTTCTAAATGCCACAAATGCTTCTTTTTCATTATCAGACATTGCCATCGTCTTTAACTTCTTCGCGGTGGCAAACGTGTCTTCATGATCGATTCCTTTATACACGTAAGATACCATTTCTGGCAGTAACTTACTAGCATTTCCAGTAGAATTGTGCGCGTCCCCGGCACCGTGCTCAATTTCTGGATATTTCTTCTCCATTTCCTCTTTAAGAAGGTACAATTCTTTTACAGTCGGGTCTTGGCGAATGCTCTCGGTCAAAATGAAATACAAAAAGTTTAAAATCGGCGTTTGTTTGGTCGGAATGAAAAGTTGATTATCTTGGAATATTTGTTCTTCTTTCAACCCGCGACGTTGGCCATCTTCCAGCATCAATTTGCGCTTTTCCGTGCCTTCATCAATCTCCCTTTCATATTTTTTCTGATAGTCGCGCGACGCTTCCACCAACCCGGCTTTATCTTTTCGTAAATCTTGGGCCTTTTTAGCAAATATCTGGGCGAAGTTTGGATCGGCTTTTAGTCTGTCCAACGTAAATGAAGTAATGTTTGAACTCATATATTATATAAAACTGTATATATGTATATATATTATGGTAGAATAAAAACGGCGATAAAAATCGCCGTTTTGTAAAGCTACTATCCTATTGCTTATGTGGCCGATTTTTTAAACAGATCGGTGTCAACTATACCAGACTTTACTGATCGTGCGTAGCTCATATACGACGTTGAAATTTTAGTCGACGCTTCCATTCTGCCAAAATCGGTATCAGCAACAGCTACGGTGTTAGCCGAACTGATTCCGAGCGTAGCAGATGTGGCAGCAACGTTATCGAAGCTTCCGCAACCAACGAATGTGAACGTCCACTTTCCGTCGGATTGAAAGTGGTCAAGCATCTTTTTGATGGCCGCTCTGTCCCACTTCTTTGAAGAATTTTCTGATCCGTCCGTGTAGATGGTGACAATTATCTTTAAGTTGTCGTCACCCAATTTGTCGCCGTGAAATCCCTTTACCTTCTCGATACCGTAACCGATTGCATCCAATAGGGGAGTCCAACCACCGGGACGGTATTCCGCTTCCACCATGTCAGTAATATTCTCGACCTTTATGCCAACGCGAGTGAAAACGAAGTCGGTTTCACTTAGAGTCGATGGTATTCCGTTGCCAATCCACATGTTGTCATTGGAACTAAACTGTAGTAATGTGTTTAAAATTACTATGTCGGCGTCTACTTCTCGTTTTAAGGTATTGATGTTGTCATTAATACCTTCAATGGTACGACCCCGATAAGGACTCATACTCGTGCTCTTGTCTACTATCGTTAATGCATGAATTGTTTTCATATAAAATTTATTTGATTGTTGTTTGATTGAATATTAGCCGACCCATCCTTTTGGTGGTTGGCAGTAGCTCGATTTGAATGCTTTTGGCATTTGCGGTTCTTCCGATACTCTTGGGTCTTCGTCTAAGTCCAAGCCCATATCTACTAGCGCAGTCTTACTGGCATAGTACGTGACGATTTCAGTAAGCAAGTCACCTTTATCAAAGTATTCCTTCTTTACCCTGTCATCCAGTTTCTTGCCCCAGCCAGTTCCAGTATCGAATTGCTTGTAGCTAATCGGAGCATCAAAGCTATTGGCTGACATTGAACGCAACACACCGCCACACGATTGCCCGCCAGCACCTTTGGAAATGCCTTTAGACATATTAGCGGTGTAAGTGTATGACGTTGCGTTTGCCGCCGTGCCGAGTGAATTAACATCAGCACTATAGTTTGCGCACGTGGTAACACTGCCACCAGTACCGGAAACACCTAGCGTACCTCCCGTACCCACTGTGTAATTAGGACTACCGGAAGTGTAAATTATGTTAGGATACGACGGATATGGATTCCACGGATATACATAGTACGGCTGTGGGTGGTAATGATGAATTACCGTTGGTTGTGGAGCAGGAGCCTTATACTTTTCCTTGAATACTCGCACACCAATCACACCAGAATTTCTTGCGTCGCTGGTTGCATTTTGGACGTAGGTTTTACCTTTAGAAGTAAAGATAAAGGCCGCAGAATTCTGATCGCTAATCCTGTAGCCTTTTATTTCTACATTACTATACGGGTCGAGTATGTAACCCTTGTTACTTTCCTCTGCCGCCTTGCCAGTAATAACGTCCAATCCATCCACGGACAAAACTGCCATGACCTTGAATGAATTGTCGTTCTTTAGACGAATGGAATAATTAGTTCCATGTCTGCTTTCAATGAATGACATTCCTTTGTGGGAGTATTCACGAGTTGGGCGTCCGTTTACTAGGACGCGCATATCTATACCATGATTGTATGACATATATCAAACCTTTTGTTATTTAGTTTTCTAGGCTCACAATGAGCACTTCAAGTCATATATATACGCTAAATTTTCTTTTCGTCAAGAAAATTCGCTCTTTGGCCAATTTTTAATTTCAATAACTCGTCTAAAGCTCCCATCGGACGAAGTTCTGTATTATGCTTATAATAATTGACTATACCATATCCAAAATCTTTTGTTGGTGCTTCCATTACTACCGACTTCTTTTCCCAGCCCAAAAATCTTACAGTATTATCGACTATCCCCGCCAGTACCAAAATATCCGCTGCGCCGGGGGCGTCCTTTTTTTTCAAAAACAAATAAATTGGTTTTCTAGCAGTTTTAACGTCAATTGATAAGTCTCTTGCTGGATATTGAAGCACAAAATCTACACTCTTGTCACCGTCTGGTCGAACTTCTTCATCCATTTTCAAGCCAAAAATTTTTGCGAATGCCATTTCCCCTTTAACTCCAATAACGTTTTCCTCCGATTCGTTCTTAAAAAACCGGCGGGTGTTATTATAATTATTGTGACCAGATTGGCGCTTCTTTCCCAAAGTTTCCGCCAACTCCCCGTCAACTATTACCGTGTATTTTGTATTCATTTTTTATATTCTGCATATATTGCCACCCATCAACAATCCACTTACTGTAAACTTCATATTCCCCAAGTGTACCATACCAGCCACAGGCATACGGAGAATTGGATTCTACCAAAGCAACATCACCGTTTGGGTACGTACCAAAGTCAACACATCCACAAAAGTCCTTGGGCCAATCTATATTAAGTACCGGGGCATTTGATTCTTCGGCTCCACAACACCATTTGGCGGCTACTACTTCGCCCCAAGATATATAATATCTCCATTCGTTGACAAATTGAACTATTTCGGAGCACCAGTACGGGCCTCGTTTCTTACCTTTCCACGTTCCGCTTGTCACGAATCCGGTGAACCTCTTGTGGCAATCTGCTGGCTTTATAAACACTTTGTTCCCAAATGGCCACTTTGTCTGCTGCCACACCTTTCTTTTGAGCCACGGGGCTAGAAACGCGGGATAATAGTCGGGCACAGTGGCATTTCCAAGCACTTGATCGGTCCATTGAACTGAACCGTAGGCTACCCAGTCTTTTGGTACGTCTTGGGGCTTGGCGAAGAAACGTCTTGGAATCTTATAATAATTGGCGTACAGGCAAATGGCTTGGGCCTCTTTGCTGGTATCGCCGTGTTGTATTCCAAATCCGTTGATCATAAAAACTGCATTTTTGTCGTCAAGCTCCGATTTGTCAAGCTCCGACGCCGACGTAAAACAATGTCATCCGGTGCAATTTTTTCTGTAACTACCAACGGTATGTATGGCGCGTAAACAATCCCCGTTTCCATAAATTGACTTCCTTTGAATCTCAATACAGGAGAACTGTTTGGTCTTGGGCATTTATATACTTTCCAATTTGTACCATCGAAAATATAGCCTCTCGCAACGGGCGCTACCGCTAACCCGACCAAAGTACCTAAAAATCTACGTCTATTCATTTTTTAATATCCATGTAGTAGACCGTGCCAGATGGTGGAGACATTGGGCGAACCTGTACTGATTCCTTTGCCACAAGGGAAGGAAAAACTCTTCGACATAACCCGGCCATTTTGTTATATGCCGCCGGTACATATGATGATACCGCGTTAACAACTAGTTTCGGTGCAGTGACCAACCCGATCAAAGTTCCTAAAAATTTACGTCTGTTCATGTTATGCGGTTCCCATCAATCTAAAAACTTCTTTCTTGTACAATAGGTTGTGTGGCACCGATTCGTCAAGCTCTCTCACTGCCGCGACGATTTCGGCCAGTAGCGGACCAGTTACAACGTCTCCCTGTGGAGGGTAACTTGTATAAACAGTGCCGGATGTGCGGGAACCGAGTCGGTTGTCAACATAATAGTTCTCGCCATTATCGAACACAACAGCAATCGTTCCGCCATCCAAATATACAGTTATGTGTTTAATTTTCATAATCTTTCATCAATCAATTTTTTTATAATATCCCCATGACAATTTTGTGGCTTACAATAACAGACAAGGTACACGTCATTACCTCTGGCTAGGTTTGTAATTTTGTCAAGGTAATTATTAATAAGTGGATTGTTCATTCTGGCACGTTCAAGCCATTCGCTGTATTTTTCTATGGCTTCTTCGCGTGTTGCTACCTTGTGTTCCGCTTTGGTGTTATCCATATGACTGTATGGGTTCCCGAGAGGCGACCCGCGACCACAGTATATGTCATATGGAGTCGGTTTATGTGTATACTTGTTTACCACGGTGATCATTTTAATATTTGCTTTTTCGTAAATTGTCAACTGCCCACAGAGGTTGGTAATTAGTATAATGAACAGCTTCATTGAACTGTCGTAGGTCAGTCATATCAAATTTACTTCTTGTACTTGTTTACTACTTGTATGCGTACTATAGCTATTTTATGTAGTTTTTGGTTTTAGTATTTCGTCTATTATAGATAATTAGATTTCATAGCCATTTCTTTACCTCGGCATCGTTTTTATATCCACCCTTTTTGGCAGCAGATTTGATTTCTTTCAACTCTGCCCCTTTAATTTCTTCTGCCATTATATTGACCGGATGCATGTCATATATTTTATTATCGTCAGTAAGATAATAATTTTTATCAATACATTCAAGTCGTACAGTTTTGTTGTCTGTAAAAAATACAGCGTCGTTTATTTTCATGCGATTTCTTCGACCGTTCCCTTGAGCGTCGGTCCACCTGACACAACGGTCCAGTCTGTTATTTGGTTGCTCATGGCCGGTTTGCCACCTTCCCGCACATTGACGGCGATTGTAATATGTGGAATTTTGTTCGTACTTGGGTACCCAACAACACGAACCGCAACAACTTTGTTACTTACACCAATATGCGTTACTTCAAGCGTTTGATCTGTACCAACGTCCTTTTTAACGTACTCGGGTATGCCCGGAAATTGAATTGTCATGTGATGGCAGTACATTTTCCAGCCATTCTGTTGAACTAAAATGGGCAACCGAACGCTGTTTACTTTTACGTTCTTGTCTGCCCACGCGGCTAACTTTAATTGAGACCGTTCGTCTAAGACTACTGCTGAGTACATAATGTTATTGTTTGATGTGGTTTAATATCTTATAAATAGTCGCCATGAAACAAATCTCACGGTCTGGTACAACTACATCGGCCTGTTGTCCATCGGCTAGGCACACGATGACTTCGCCTTGGTGATTTGGTGCATACTGTTCTACCTTTTCATATAGCTCGGTATAAAAATCCGCGAAGTTCTTTATTCCACTGTCCGCAATCACTTGACGAATATCATAAAAGGTCTGCTTGTTTCCGGTATAATCTTTCAACATCGATATTAACTTGGATTTCACGTCGCCAAGCAATACGTCTTCCTTGCCCAATTTCAATTCGCCGTCCAACACTCCGCGCTGTGCAGTGTTAATGATCGCTCGAATATCGGGGTAATGACTGTTGATTAACAGTACCAGACTTTCTCGATCAAATTTAATCGCCTCGGTTCTGAGAATATTGGCCAGCGTCATTGCTACTTCTTTTTTCGAAGGTGGACAAATTTCAAACAATTGACAGCGAGATTGAATCGGTTCAATAATTCGCTCGTGATGATTGCACGTCATAATAAAACGGGTGTGATTACTATACGTTTCCATTGTGTTTCTCAGCGCAGCTTGTCCTATGGGCGTCAACCCGTCTGCCTCGTCAAGAATAATAACTTTCAGCGGAGTAAACCCCATCGACGACGCGAAGCTTTTGATTTTGCCACGAATTGTATCAATGCCATTTTCGTCCGACGCGTTGATATACATCACATCACACTTTATGGTTTTTGTTATAATTTTAGCCAGCGTGGTCTTGCCCGTACCCGGACCACCATACAACAACAGGTGTGGTATATCATTATCTTTAATATACTGCTTTACCTTCGTCTTTAGGTCTTCTCCGCCCACGTATGTATCCAAAGCAGTCGGGCGATATTTTTCGACCCATAGCGTGTGAGTATTTACTTCCGATTTCTTAGGTGTATCGAATGCCATAATTTTAGTCCTCGCTATTCTTGCTCATCATGAAATACTTCGCCGTGTAATCTTGCGTCGTAAACTCAATCGCCGCCAGTCCATCCACGTCAATCTTTAGAATTGCACCGGCAGTTCCGCGGTTCTTCGATAGAATCTCTCGGAACAGTGGAGCATCAAAACTAATTGGATTTTCCACAGTATCCTTACCGGCGGTCGGCTCTACTTCCAACCTAATTCGATTGGAATTTAGCGTGCTATATCCGACGACCAATTCCAATTTCTTTCCCTTCTTGTCCATCATCAACGTGAAACTCTGCGTTTCATTCACGTCCGTCAATGCAGCAGTCGCCTTTACGAATCGCGCAACAAAATCGTCGTTGATCGGAATTTCTACAGTATAATTGTCAGAATCTTCAATGTCCATCTCACTTGGGATTGTCGCCAAATTGGCCAACATACAGAACGACTCGGTGTTCTTATCGGAAATTGACAAGCTAATCGCCTCGGTATCATACTTTACGACCGCAATTTCGATTGTATCATCTAGGACACTCAACATTCTCCGCAGTTGAGCGGTGTCGTTAATGCCATATTCCCCGGCGTCAATCTTGAGCGTGTTATGTGTAACATATCCAACCAGCGTCTTGGTGTCGTTACGAAAATGTGTACTCAATTTATCTCCATCCGATACAATCTTTACCGACTCCACTTTTCCGCCCAAGTTATACAACTCAACAAATTTTATTAGTTCCGCTTTATTCATATGGTAGCAATCTATGGTTAATAATCACAACTGTCAATTCGCTTTTTTCACTAGGAATTTATTTAGTTTTTCCATGTTTTCATTGTACAATTCCCAGTTCATTGCCGAGTAAAACATTTTCAGCTTCTTTTCCAACTCAGCGTTCCAGATTTGGGTCCGGTCAATGTGCCGATGCAAAAAGTCCATAACAACCTTCGGGTCAAACCCGTCGTCTTTAAAGGCGATACCGTCCAATCCAAACTCATTGGCTCTGAGATATGCCCATTTGATTTTTCCTCCACTCAAAATCGGCTCGACCGTTTTTACGTTGTAGTATTTGAGCATGTCGTTATATGCTAACGCTGCCTTACACTGTGCAGTTGAACCTTTGATAAAATTGAATGGGTCGCGGTCGTGTGGATCAAAATTTGTAAACGGTGGTTTTTTGGCCGCAAATCGCACGGAAGTATTTTTGGCAATGTCTTGCAACTCAAACGTTTTCATTGTGCGCTTGAATGTCAATACTTTTGTATTTAGTTCATCGTTGGATGTTCCGCGCAAAATATCATCCAACACCGATTTCATGAAGACTCGGAACTTCTGGGGGTACGACGAGCGGACCACGTCCAATCCTTTAATCTCAATGTCGTTCATGTCTTTGCCTTCTTCCATGTTATAAACTTTTAACAT